ATGATGATATAGGAGAAATAGTTAATGAGCTACCTATAGACTTAATATTTGCTGATACTCATTTACCTGCAACCAAGGTAGATATTATTAGAAGAAATTATTCAATTGATGATGAATTTAAAATAATAAATAAAGGTATTGCTAACTCAGAAGATATTGATTATGTTATATATCGTAACTTTGTTGATAGCATTTAAGGAGAACGTATAATGGGTTGGGCATCACAATTAGTAAACTTATTCCACAATAAATTACGTAGCCACACTGATGGACGTAAGTGGAAATACAATGCAACAAAGGGTGTATGGAAAACATATGTATCATCAACTGATAGTTCTAAATTAGCAATTGATGGTAAAGCAGCTAACTCATCTCTATTAGATGGTTACTCGGCTAGTCACTTTGCTACTAAGTCTGAATTGAATAATATTGATTTAAGTAGTAAAGCTAATGTATCACATAGTCATTCTAATTATTTAGAAAATACTAAATCTTTAACAGTTGATGCTTCTGGTCATACTAGATTTGATCCAAAGGGCTATAATTTTGAAATTGATTCTGATAATAGTCATAGAACAGTATTTGATTTTAATATTGATGGTACATCAAAATGGGCTATAGAAGTAAATGAAACAGGTCAATCAGATTTGTGTATCTTCGATCGAGGTTATGATTTAAATTTTAGAGTAAAAGCAACTCAGATGCAACTAGATCATAGTATAAAATTAGGTAATGATACTAGGGCAGCATCTACTGCAGGGGCAGGAGCATTAAGATGGAATGGATCAAAAATTCAGAACTCTGATGGAAGTGAATGGAAATCAGTTGCATCAGAATTAGTAACAGAATCATTTAACTATACTGGATCACCTCAAAGATGGAATAAGCCCGCCGGAGTAACATCAATTGATGTTGTTATGTGGGGTGCTGGAGGAGGCGGCGGTAATCCGGGTGGACACGATGGAGGCGGTGGCGGATTTTCTTCTGGTACAATCAATGTTTCCAATGTCTCACATTTAGATTTTGTTGTAGGACAAGGCGGGGAAGGAGAAAATTCTTGGTTTAATACTGGCAATGGCAATGGTTGTGGTGGGGGATTAACAGGAATCTTTACAACATTCGATAGTGATAGAGTTGCAACACATGGTCGATCAGTTATGATTGCTGGAGGCGGAGGCGGTGGTGGTAATTCTAATGGAGGTGGAGCTGGCACTGGGGGTGGCGCTTCTGGTTCTAGAGGAAATGGCGGTTCAGCAGGACATCCGGGAACACAATCGGCAGGGGGCACTATACCAAACTATGGAAATGGAACATGCACATCAAATTGTTCTGGTCAACAGCTGAGAGGTGGTAATGGTTGCGGTGGTGGTGAAGGTAGCTATGGAGATGGTGGCTCTTGGCCTAGTAGATATTGGGGTGGTGTTTGGTCTGCAGGCGCTGGAGGAAATGGCTGTAATGCTGGTGGTGGTGGCGGCGGCTATTGGGGTGGTGCTGGAGGCGGCGGCTCCACCAATGGTGGCAATGGTTCAGGGGGATCTGGATATATAGGTGGTCATAGTACTGCTCCGGTGTCTGTGGCAAGTACATCAGGTAATGGAATAACTAAAACACCAGCCGGCACAAGTAATGAATATTATCCAGGCGGTGATATTGGTTATGGAGCTAGTGCAGAACTTAATGGCGGTAATGGATATATAAGTATTACATACTGGACATAGATATGAATAATATAGAAGAAGCTTTAGCACAATTAAATATAGTAGGTTATACACTAGATTATACCCCAACTAATGAAGAGGATTTTTTGAATTCTTTTTCTATTAGCTTATATAATAATGATGGGAGTTTTGATAGGGTAAGTAATAATCCAAATGATTTTGGGGTAACTTGGGATTTGTTAGTAAATGCATCTAATTTATGCTACTTAAGAAAAAGAAGAAATTCTTTATTAAAAGAGACTGATAAAATTACTCTAAAATATTATTCAATGGGGGAACCGGTTCCTGTTGATGTAGCAACATATCAACAAGCCCTAAGAGATATTACAGAAACATTTTCATCACTGGATAATGTTGAATGGCCAGAAAAACCTAATACAATAAAATAGAATCAGGAGATTTTAAATGACTACAAAATACATAGATGCACACTACTTTTTTCAGGCGGCAGGTGATATTGTTCCCTTAAACCTTTGGTTAGATGAAAGCATAATTCCAGAGGTTGATGCATTAAATGCAGATGAATCAACCCATCACATTCGTTATGAGGCAAATGAAAATGCCGGAGGAGATGATGATCATTATGGCCAGCGAGGTGGATATGAATATAATCATGTACCTTCCAACTGGGGTCTACCCTCCAATGCCTCTACGGTAAGTAGCCTATTATACAATAAAGGAGACTACTTATTTCCTCACCGAGATAAGTGGCGCCACCTAAATGAAGATGGTTCATTCACCAATGAATTCAATGGGTTACGCTTGGTTAACTTCGTTAATAAAACATCTCAAACAGACTTTTGTTTTGTTGTTGACGGTAAGATTGTAGAACTTGAAAAGGGTAGATGGTATGCAATTAATACCCAACGAGTTCATTATGGTTTTTCATATGCCGATGGTATTTACCACTTAGGCTGTGATTTATCATTTGCTCCTAAACACCGAGCTCAAACTACTAAGTTCCTATTGGATAATATGGCTTTCCCTCAACCATTTGATGATAGAAAAGGTGTTGACTGTATGAGAAACTAAAGTTTCTTAGGGGGTATAAATACCTTTATGAATATACCTTTAGATAATGTAGAAGCGGACGCTCAGTTCCCAACGAAATCCTTTTGTGCCCTCCCTTGGATGCATCTCTCCACTAGACCTAATGGTCATATGAGAGTTTGCTGTACCGCCAATGCGAGTGCCGTGGCAGTTAATGCTGCCTCTAATGAAAAAACAGCTTCTGATATAGGAATCCTCAAGAACGACGACGGTATGCCAGCTAACCTAGCCCATACCCCGCTTCTTGAGGCTTGGAATAATACCTATATGAGGACTATCCGAAAACAAATGCTTGCTGGGGAAAAGCCTGATTCCTGTATTAAATGTTTTAAAGAGGAAGAAGCTGGCCATAACTCTAAGCGTATTTGGGAAACTCGTAAGTGGCTTAAGAAGTTAGGCCTTGAAGATATCATTGGTGGTACTAAAGAAGATGGTTCAATTGAGCCTCGTATTAGATATATTGATCTTCGACCAGGTACTAAATGCCAGCTTGCTTGTGTTATGTGTTCCCCTAATGATTCATCAGGGTGGGTGGTAGAACATAAGAAGATACACCCTAAGTTACAAAATGAAAACCTTGAAAAGACAATGAGGTGGGAAAAGGAAACCGGTAAGCTTAAAGAGATCGGGGCTTCATATGCCTGGCATAAGAATAATCCTACATTTTGGGATGACCTATACCAACAGATACCCACCCTTGAACAACTCTATTGGGCTGGAGGGGAACCTCTTATTATTGAAGAACATTATACCCTCCTTCAAAAGATTATTGATGATGGCCATGCCTCTAAGATTGAATTAAGATATAACTCAAATGGTCTTGAATGGGAAGATAACCTATTCGATCTATGGAAAGAATTTAAAGAAGTTATATTTCATTTTTCCATTGATGATATTGGAGATAGACTACACTTCGTTAGATATCCTACCCCTTGGGAAGATGCTGAAAAACAAATACATAAACTAGATAACTATCCCCACGGCAACCTTAAGTTAACTACAGCTTGGACAGGTATTGCCCTTAATATATTCTATCTCCCTGAATTTATTAAGTGGAAGCTAAAATCAAACTTTAAACTTCTTAATAAATGGCCATCCGGGGCGGGTATTTTCTCTTGTCACCTAGCCTATTGGCCACCTCAATTGAACCTTAAGGCCCTTCCGGAAGACTTTAAGATAGATATACGTAATAAGTTTGAAGAAGAATTCTTCCCTTGGCTTGAAGAGAATTGGGAGTTATGCACAGGGGTAGCTGAAGCAGGGGTATCATATGATAAGTGGAGGGACTCTGAATATGGTATTGCACGCTTTGAAGGCCTCCTTAACTTTATGGATGCTGATGATTGGTCTGTAAGGTTACCTGAAATGGCCGAATGGTGTTATACAGTGGCTGAACAAAGAAATTTAAATTTTAATGAAATATATCCAGAGATGGATTGGTTGGAGTGGTATGATAAACGCAGTTAAAGATAGATCTAAGAAGTTTCAAATAGTTTGGGATTTAGGCCGACGTTGTACATACGAGTGTTCATATTGTCCACCCAATAGAAGAAATAAATGGAGTCCTCTAGTAACACTTGACGAACTTAAAAAGAATATGTCAAATTTAGATGACTATATTAATTTAATGGATTCGGTTAGATACGATACATTATTAAAAGGGTTATCATTTACTGGAGGTGAACCTACTATTCACCCAGACTTCTTTAAATTTATGAAATATTTAAAAGAAGAATATCCAACATACAAAAGAGCAATAACAACCAATGGTGTATTTGGGTTAAAAACACTAGAGTTATGTAAAAATTATATGGACACCGGAACCATATCATATCACCCGGAAGGTACCAATAAAGAAAAGAAAATGGTAATACATAATATTATGATATTAGGTAAAGAAAATAATTTTAAAGTTAATGTGATGTTTCATAAAGACTATTTTGATGAGTGTGTTGAATTATGTGCAAAATTAAAGAAAGAAAAGATACCATATGTTCCTAGAGTTATTGGTGATGAAGCAAATGATGACCACGGTGTTAAAAAGGGATACGCTCATGTTTATACAATAGAACAGATGCAATGGTTTAAAAACTTTTGGAAAAAACCACCCGCCCCTAAACTTATTGATGGTGTCACACAGAAGGATTTAGGTAGACCATGTTGTGGTAATAGAGTATTCAAATATAAAGAAGATAACGAGTGGTATAATTCAAAGTTTTTATCTAATACAGATTTTATTGGGTGGGGCTGTATGGTTAATTGGTATTTCATATATATAAACCAAGAACTTGATTTAGCTTGGACTCATCAAACATGTGGTGTTAATTTAGATGGAGATGTAGCACCTTTAGGGAAATGGTCTGAATTCGATAAGGTGGTAGATACATTAGAAACACATATAATTGAAAATCGTAAGATACCAATGATAAGATGCCCTAAACATTATTGTGGTTGTGGTATGTGTATCGATAAAGCAAAGGATGATATAACAGCAATTGAGTTATTTAATGAACATATCCATAGTATATCACCTATCATACAACCATTTAAAGAATATAGTATTAATGATAATGATAAATTGACTAAATGGGCGTTTAACAACTTGGATAAAAGATGAAAATAGAATTAGAATTAACTTCGGCTTGTAATGCCAAATGTCCTTTATGCATGAGAACAGTGTTGATGGAAAGAAATCAACCAGTTCAAATTGATAATTATACAATAAAAGAAATCGAAACATATTTTAAGGATATGGATCTTAAAGGAGCCACTATAAAGTTTTGTGGTGTATTAGGTGATCCTATTGCATGTAGAGATCTATATGCAATAACAGAATATTTCATTATAGAAAAAGATGTAAAAATTATAGAAGTATCAACCAATGCTGGGTTAAAGACCAAAGAATTTTGGTCTAAATTTGGCCAGATATCTAAAGTATCAGGTAAGAAATTAGAGGTTCATTTTGCAATTGATGGTCTTACTCGAAATGATTATAGAGTAGGAGTTGATCTTAAAAAGGTATGGAACAATGTTAATGCATATTTAGATGCAGGCGGCTCTGGTGTATGGCAATATATTGTATTCGATTATAATGAGCACGAATTAGAAGATGCTAAAAAATTATCTAAAAAGAAAGGTATGCGATTTATAACTCGCATTGCATGGAAGAATCAAATATCAAAAAGAGATAAGGCTAAAATTGTAAGAAAATCTATTAGGAGAAATTATGATTAGAGTACATAATATATCGTGTCAACATTTAGATAAAGATGAAATATTTCTCGGTGCGGATCATAGAGTATATCCATGTTGTTATTTGTATGATTCAAAAATACAATTCGATGAAGATATTAAAAGAATCTACAACCATTATGGAGAAGATTTTAATAATTTAAAGGTACATACATTAAAAGAGATATTAGATAATCCTTGGTTTTCAGGTGAATTGGAGGAATCATTAAATAAAGACCACCCACTAAATTGTGCTAGATGTTGGAAGTCATGTGGTGATGGTGGAATTAGAAAAACAAAAAAGGAGGTTGATCGTGACTAATACTATGTGTCCACTCCCGTGGAATTCTATTAACCTAAGAAATAATGGTGATTTAAGAATTTGTTGTAATGCTAATTCATACTCTGAACGTAAGGGTATATTAAGAAAGGATGATGGAACCCCATATAATGCTGGACATGATGATTGGAATGAAGCACGAAATTCTGAATTAGCAAAAGAAATAAGAGCAGATATGCTTAAAGGCGAGTGGAATCCTGAATGCGAGCGGTGTAGGCAGGAAGAAAATAGTGGTCTTAGATCCAGACGTGAATATGAATTAGCTGATTATGATATAGATTTAAAGCACGCATTGGAAATAACTAAGGAAGATGGTACACTTAATGTTGATAAACAAGATATTGAATATATGGATATTCGTTATGGCAATTTCTGTAATTTAAAATGTAGAATGTGTGGCCCGACTGATTCACATACATGGTATGGTGATTATGTTAAAATGACTAATAATACAACATATAAAGATACTCACGATATTATTGAGTTATGGAAAAAACCTAATGGTAAATATACCACTGAACAATATAATTGGTTTAAAGAACCAGATCATTACTGGTCCCAATTTGATAAGCATACAGAAAACGTACAAAAGCTTTATATTGTTGGAGGGGAACCTTTAATTATTGAAGAACATGTTGAGTCATTACAAAGGTTAGTTGATTCAGGTAAAGCAGAAAATATTGAAATAGAATATAATAGTAATTTAACTAATATTACTAATCGTATGCTTAAGTTATGGGAGGAATTTTTCTGTATAAGAATTGGAGCCAGTATTGATGGGTATGGTAAAGTATTTGAATATCAAAGACCACCTGGGAATTGGGAATCAGTATATAAAAACTTAAAGAAACTTAACGATAATGATGATGTTAACTTTAAACTTTGGAATACATACACTGTTACAGTATTTAATGTATTCCATTTTCCTGAGTTCATTAGATGGAAGTTGGAGGATTCAGGTTTAGATAATTTTAATAGCCCATCATCACCTAGACCTACTATTTCTGAGCATATGTGTCACGGCCCAAAATATTATAATATTAAAGTACTACCTAACATGATTAAAGACGAAATTGAAGATGTTTATGAAGACTATATTGAATGGGTATATACAACAGACTTTAATGATAATATTAAAAACCACTATAAGGATGTATTAAGAGGTGTGGTTAAATTTATGAAATCTGAAGATTATTCTAATCACTATAATGACTTTATTAAGCATACTAAAGAATTGGATATCATTAGAAACCAAAACATCATTGATATAGTACCACAATATAAAGAGATGTTTGAATGAAAGAATACTGTAATGCCCCTTGGGTATCATTATATTATTCAGGATCAAATGGATATAAACCATGTTGTTCTTGGGGAGGTGATACATTTACAGGTGCCATAGAAGAATATTTTAAATCTGATTTTTTAAATAATATTAAAAGAGATGATTATGATTATGAATATACATGTAGGGAATGCATAAAAGTTGATAGTATTAATACATTATCGACCAGAACTAATCTTAATAAACATTATGCTATTGAGGATGGTATACAATCATTAGACTATAGACCCACAAATAAATGTAATCTCGCTTGCAAAACATGTACACCAAGAGCATCATCTTTAATAGCTAAGTTAAGAGATAAAGATGTTGTTAATTTAGGATATAATGATATAATTGATTATGATTTTAATCTTAAGAAATTAAAAATATTGGGTGGGGAACCTTCTATTGAAGATTTATCTTTTGAGGCTATCGAGAAGTTTGGTAACACCAACACTGAAATTAGTATCACCACTAATGGTATGGGTATAAGTAACAGATGGTTAACAGCATTAAAATCATGTAAGTCATTAGGCATTAATATATCAATTGATGGTACTGAAAAGGTATTTGAATATATACGATACCCTGGTAAGTGGGATAAAATAAAAAGAAATATCCAAATATATGAAGACAATTTTAAAAGTAAAGATATGAAATTTCATTTGACTGTTTCAGTGTTTAATTACTTAGTAATAGATAAATGGTTAGATTATTTTATGGAATCTAATATTAAATTGCTTCAATACCCTTTAACATATCCTGAATGGCAATCATTGGATATTATACCACCAGAGATAAAGGATCTTATATTTGATTATTTGTATAGTGTTAATCATAAATATGCATTTAAAGCAATAGAAATATTAGAGGCTTCTATATTTAGACCTGAGCTTTTAAGATCATTTCAAATTAATATCTTGAAACAGGATAAATTATATAAAGATAATTTATTCAACGTTGACCCTAGATTTAAAGCATTAATGAATTATGATTAAATGTGCGTATCCATGGATGCATTTAAATGTTACTATCTCAGGTAATATCACACCATGTTGTATATCATTCAGTGGTGATGATCCTCAATGGTGGCATAATGTTAAATTAAGTGATGGATTATATTCGAGTGAACATATTAAGATGCGTAATGATATGCGTAATGATATATGGCCTAAAATATGTAAGATATGTGAGGATACTGAGAAAGAAGGTGTTATATCACATAGAGAAGCTAGTACAAAACATTTGGATCTAGATATAGATTATAATAAGGAGCCTAATAAGTTAGAATTTCTTGGTATTACATTTAATAATATTTGTAACTTAGGTTGTAGAATGTGTAACCCAGATTCATCATCTTTATTAAGTGATGAATATAAAAAGCATAATGAATACCCTATATTTTTAACTGATTATAATAAGAAAGAAATAACAACTACATTTAAAGAAGATGAAAAGATTAAATTAACTAAAGATGCTATTGTTAATGGGCTTCAAATATTAAAAGTTACTGGGGGTGAACCATTTGCTTCAAGTCATTTTATGGATCTTATTAATTGGTGTATTGATAAGGGCTACGCTAAAAATCTTTCTTTACGAATAACAACCAATGGTATAAAATTTAATAGTGTGTTATTGAATAAGCTGTTGAAGTTTAAAAAAACTAGATTTACAATAAGTATTGATGGGGTCAATAAACTATTTAACTATATTAGATGGCCAGGTAAGTGGGATCAAGTTGAAGTTTCAATTGATATGTTAATGAATTATATCAATAAACACCCTGATAAATTTACCCAAGTACAATTGAATGTAGTGTTACAATCATATAATGTCTTACAATTAGCTGATATATATAATTGGTGCACCAATAAAGGGTTAAAATTTAATGTTGATACTAATTTTAAACCTAGAGATGCAGAATTTAATGTATTATATCTACCAGATTCAGTTATAGATGAGGCTATAAATAGAATAAAGGATATTGATAATGATAAAATACGCGCGGTTATTAAAATATTGTGTATGTCTAATATAAACTATAAGAAGTTAAATGATCTATTAACCTCTACTAAAATATTAGATAAACATCGTGGCCAAGATTATAGAAATTATTTGGATAGTAAAATGGTTGCAGTATTAGAGATGTTAGATATATGAGTTGGTTTAATAAAAATGAGATACAAAGAATACAAATAGAGATAACAAACTATTGTAATGCTTCTTGTCATTTATGCTCTAGAGAAAATAAGAAGGTTAAATTCAACAATAATAATATAACACTAAACCAAATTAAAAAATCATATACTGGACAATGGCCTTCTTTAACTAATATACATTTATGTGGTAATGTAGATGAACCAACTATTAATCCAGAAATTATAGATATAATATATCACCTATCAACTTTAAATAATAATATTAAGTTTAACATTGCTACAAATGGTGGTACACGAAATGAAAAGTTTTGGTCTGAATTAGGATCTATTAACAATGTTATGGTAACATTTGGTATTGATGGCCTTAAGGATACAAATCATCTATATAGAAAAAATGTCAAGTGGGGTCTATTAGAAAAAAATTATAAAGCTTTTATTAGAGCCGGCGGTAAAGCTACTTGGCAATTTATACCATTTGAACATAATAAACATCAAATTAGTGAAGCTAAAGATCTAGCAATGAGTGAAGGATTCTCTGAATTTATTATTAGAAAAACAATAAGAGAAAATACTAAAATTGATATTGATGTACCTACAGGACATACTAATGAAAGATAAAGTTATATGCCAAGCTAAAGTTGGTAATGGTAAATATGCATTCAATACTGATATGGGTAACATATATGTGTCACACCAAGGATATGTAGTACCTTGTTGTTGGATGGGAACCGATCATCAATTAGAACTACTATGGAAAAATAGTAATATTAATAAAGAAACTCATAATATAAAACACGAATCAATTGAAAACATATTAGAAGGACCTATGTGGAAATGGATTGATGATAATATAAATGATTATCCATTATGTATTAAGAAATGCGTTAATAAAGAATTTGATGCCTGGTCATATAAGTATGTTTAGCTATAATGAAATAGAACAAGTACATTTAGAACCTACACAGAAGTGCCAGGCTCGTTGTCCTATGTGTGATAGAAATAAAGATGGTGGTGAAACAAATCAATACCTAACCAATGCTGATTTATCATTGGATGATATTAAGAAGATGTTTCCTATTCCCTTCGTTAAACAATTAAAGAATCTTTATATGTGTGGTAACCATGGTGATCCTATCTTTGCACCGGAGTGCTTAGAAATAATGGAGTGGTTAAGAGAAGTTAATCCAAATATATACCTATCATTAACTACCAATGGTGGAGCAAGAGATCCTGAATGGTGGGAAGCATTAGCACCTATTGTGAATCAAGTTATCTTTTCTGTTGATGGTCTCGAAGATACAAATCATTTATATAGACAAGGTGTTAATTGGGAATCAGTAGAAGAAAACATGTCGGCCTTCTGTGATGCTGGTGGTGTAGCCCAATGGGTATTCCTTGTCTTTAACTATAATGAGCATCAAGTTGAGGAAGCAAAGGAGTGGTCTAAAATGATAGGGGTTAAAGAGTTTGTCATTAAGAAAAGTGGCAGGTATATATCCACGGCCAAACTTAAAAAGAAAGGTAACAAACAAGCAACTGATCGAAAGGGTAATGATACAACATTGTTGAGTCCACCCAAGGCTAGAAAATATCAAAATAAATCTAATAAAGATTATGATGAGATCGAAATTAAATTTGGTAATTTAAAGAATTATTTACAAATTGCTGAAGTCGAATGTAAGGCAATACCTAAGAAAGAGGTTTATATCACAGCTGAAGGTTATGTGCATCCATGCTGTTGGACCGCGGGTAGAATGTATAAATGGTGGAGAGGCCCAGGTGAAGGACAAATATGGGAACATATTAATAAGTTTGAAACGAATGCCCTTAAAACTACTATTGAAGATATTGTCGATAATGGTTTCTTTAAATCAATTGAAGATTCATGGAGTAAAGACGGTTTTGAAAACGGTAAGCTAAAAGTATGTGCTTTAAAATGTAATAAGAAATATGATCCCTTCTCGGCCCAATGGCAATGAATGATTTAAAATGGAGTGAATATGACTTCACTAAAATACCCTTTGATGACATAGTACAGTTTGGCCAACGGTCAATGCTACACAGAGATACGTTTACAGTATCTTGGCTACTTGGGAGATTTTGTAACTATAGATGTTCTTACTGTTGGCCTTACGCTAGGTCCGACAGAAAAGACTTTAGGCCACTCGATGTGTGTATTAATACTATTGATTCTATTAAAGAACAAGCAAGGGAGCGAGGGTTTAATTCATTCCATTTTAGTCTATCCGGCGGGGAACCTACATTCCATCCGGAGTATTTAGAAATAGTAAAGTATCTTAATGATGATGCAAAGAATTGTAACTATCATTCGTTACATATGACATCAAATTGTTCTAGACCTATTGAATGGTTTAAAGAATACTATGAAGCTTCTAAAGATATGCATAGGGTTTCAGTAACTGCTTCTTACCATAGGGAACATGTTAAGAGTATTGAAGAGTTTGCTGATAAACTTGAGTTCATGCAAGAGCATGGTATACAAGTTACAGTTAATATGGTTATGTTACCTAATTTATTTGAGGAACATTATGAGGATGCTTTATACTTCCATGAAAGAAATATCAATGTGACATTAAAACCTCAAAGTGATCCAACAGCATCATTTGTTGTTGATGGATACACAAAGGATATGATGGATAGGTTACATAATGGAATGCCTCAACGAAACTTTACTGATATAAAAACCAAGGTTAAAAGACCAAAGAGGTCTTTGAATGCATTAGCCAAAGAATCAAATGAATCAATCCCTGCACATTACCAAATAGAATTTACAGATAAAAATGGTAAGTTATGGTATATGGATCAAGCAGAAAGATTCAATGCATTCAATTTTAATAATTTTAATGGGTGGGAATGTTCATCAGGATATAGATCTATTATTATCAGAGAGCCAGATGGTACGGTTAAGCGCTCTTATTCCTGCCATGATGTGCCTATTGGTCATGTTGAAACGGGGTTTAAATTATATGATGGGCCTAAGTTATGTACAACAAATGGTTGTGTATCAAGTGCTGATTCGAAAATACCAAAGAGGAAAATAGGATGGAAGATCCCATTGTGGAATACATAGATTCATTTGATTTAAGAGAATTACAAATTGAAGCTGCATTAGTTATATCAAATCATGATGCGACTTCTGGTTGGATAAAGAAATTTAAAGCCGAGCATGATTCACAACAATTTTATAAAAATGTTATATTATGGCATTATAATAAGTATGGTTTAATGCCTACGACTCATTATAATTAGGCAGCATTTTCATTATAACATCCATATTTTCTTTAGTTAAAAATACAGACATTATAACATGGTATATATCATCAGAAAATGAAAATGATCCATGAACCTTCCTAGTATTTAAAATATATGGAACACCAGGTTTGAATTGGATAAATTTATCATCTAAATAAAACATCCATTTATCTATTTCCGTCTTATTTAAAAACACAACAATTCTAAATTGCTCATTGTATCGCCAAGCATCTCTATGAGGGGCAAAATATGATCCTTTCATTAACTTAAATGCTCTACATTTAGCAAGAGAATCAAACTTATCAAAGAATTCTTTCACGGTAGGACACTGGTACATATTCTCATTATACGCTTGGTTTTTATCGTGCTTGTTAGAATTTTTTTCACCTAATGAATCGATATCACCATTAAAGGTTATACCTTCTTTATTGTTTATTGTAGGTATCCATGTCTTTAAAGATTTAAGCTCTTCAATAGCTTTAGGTGAGAATTTATAATCAAGTTCGATGGCATCACCATAAGAACTTAATATACTATGAAGACTTTGTGATATCATTATGGTGTTTTAATCTTTTAACTTCCTTATATATTTTAACAATCATCTTCGGCCCATCCGCAATCCATATTGATGGTATAATACCATGGATGTAAGATTTAAAAGCAGTGGTTATTAATCTATTGCTTTGCATAAAAGAATGTCTTAAATGTTTCCAATAACTCCATCCGGTATCATTTAAGTGTTTTTTAGATTTTTCAAGCATTGTTTATAAATATGTATTATATATAGTCTATATATATACTATTTTTAAAAAGGATAAACCATGATAAATGCAAATCATTTCTTCCAGTCAGCGGGAGATATAGTACCTTTAAATGTTTGGGCGCCCGAAGGTGTTGTTGAACAACTAAAAGAACTACATGCTGATAAATCTAAACAGGCAATGTATCGTAATGAAGGCGGTACTAATGACCATGAATCATCTAAAGCGGGTGGTATTGATTTAATTGATATACCTGAAGATTGGGGAATCCCAAGCCATGCGGGTACAACAGGATCAATTATGTATAATAAAGGAGACTATTTATTCCCTCATAGAGATAAATGGCGTTATATGAATCTTGATGGTACATACAAAGAAGGTGCTGATGGTAATGGTATTAGACTAATTTGTTTTGCAAATCACAATTCAGTTACAGACTTTACATTTATCTATGAAGGCAAGGTAGTATATTTAGAGCCAAGAAGATGGTATGCCGTTAATACACAGAGAGTTCATTGGGGATTCTCATTTGTTGATGGTGTATATCATATGGGGTGTGAATTAAAGTTTAATGATGAAGACCGTGCAGCAACAACAGAATTCCTATTAACAAATATGGAATTTGGCCAACCTATTGATGATAGAAAGGGTGTTGATTGTACTAGAAACTAATGTTAGCTAGTGAATTGCATAACCTATATGGGGATGCTATACCGTTAAATGTTTTTGCTGAAGTCGGTGAAGTAGATCATAATAATATTAAGAGGGCATGGGATTATCCTAATATTGGCATGAAGGAAATTCATGTTCAAAAAACTATACCCTCTTATTTCAATATACCAGAAGAGCTAAAATATACTAAGCCTGTCCATGTACGTGGTATGCGCGGTACATTCTTTACTCCTCATAGGGATCTTATATATATTAATGATACCAATAACTGGGTTAGACTCACATGTTTTGCTAATAATGCTAGACCTGAGGAGTGTACTTTTGTTGTTGATAATAAGGTAATGAATTTTGAAGCGGGTAGATGGTATATATTAAATCCTAGAAAGACTCATCATAGTTCATATTGGGTAGATAATTGTATACATTATGTAATTAATCTTAGCCTATTAGATAATAAAACTTGGAATTGGCTATTTTCCAATATACAATTTCATGAAAGGCGTGACACAGGTGAAACAGACACAGGTGAAAATAACAAATAAAATAAATTATATAACATTCGTTGTTGGTATACCAGGTGCTAGAACTCATAGATTTATGAGGCATCTAATTGATAATGAAGGCTATGCTGATTATGTACCTAATAAAAATACTAAATTAACCAAACACTTTCCATTCCATCCTTCATATGAATTTAATAATGGGTTTAAGTTTCCCCGGTTATTTGATAGATTAGAACCAGGAATTATTAATATAGAAAACTATTATGAAATGGTTAATAGAAAATTATATAGTAGACATCTAGAACAAGGTAAAAGATTAATTACTGTTGCTCATACCTCCCCTGATAAAATTAGAGAAAGATATCCCTTTGCTATAATATATTATATTAGGTGTGATTTTGAAGAGTCAATGAAACGTTATGAATTCTTTAAAACTCTTCATGAGGGTAAGCCTTTACCTGATCTAGATTGGAAACAAATCCATAATGATATGGAAGCTAATAAAGAATTAGCAAACTATATAGTTGATTATGAAAAATAGAGAACTTCTTAAACGGGATAGTAAAACTCTATTCAAAGAACCTAATTCTACTTTTGACTGGTATGGTCAAGATCAACCAGGTAAATATAAATTGGGTGGGGTTGGTACTGATCCACTAACTAAACATCTTTCCCAAACTAATACCTTTGGCGATATTATATATAAAATGAATTCATTAGGATTAAGAGGGCCTGAGCCTGATTATAATAATGATAATAGGATATTATGTGCAGGCGGAAGTTTTGTATTTGGTACTGGTGTTAATAATGAAGATACATTTATTGATAGACTTAGTTCTACTTTAAATGCTTCTTATATTAATTTATCAGATGCAGATTCAATAACAGAATTATTAGAACCTATTAATGAATATGCAGAGAAGTTTAAACCAACTTGCATTATATTGGGGGACACAAGATTTTTAGATGAATATGGTTGGACATGGCGTCATTTATATACTACATTTAAAGATACATTTAAAGAAGGTCATAAAGAATATACTAAGTTAATGAGAAAGAAGTTGGTGGATAGGAATAGAAAGGTAATGGAATTAATATTATTCTATCTTAAGAATAACTTTGATGTTCCTATATTCTTTATAACAGCCAATAGAAAAGATTTTAAATTTAATAATAAATTAAAAGATATGGGTACTCATATTATTAGGGTTAAGGCCTTAGATCTTGCTAGAGATAATAGACATCCGGGTGTTAAATCACATAATTATATTAAACAGGAGATACTTAAATGGATTTAAATTGGACTGATGAACAATATGAAAACTATCAAGGGGAAGATTTAATATTAGGTACTGGGGTACCTGGATCTAAATGGTCTGGGGTGTTTAAAGCTTTAATGTATGTCAATTCAATTAACTCGTCTAATACCGATCTACATTATGGCAAAGAATTTTATAATGTAGATAAAGATGAAGTTAAAGTTTATGGTTGGCACTATGGTACCTATTGGGGACCATACCATAAGTACGGCCATGGATTTGATCATTTAGATACAATAACTAAGAAAGAAATAATCCAAGAATTTGCTAAACCTTTTGATAATTGGGGTAGAATTAAATTAGTTAAATCCCATTGGTTTGTTTATCATCTTCCTTTATTGGTAAAGATGTTTCCAAGAGCTAGAATAATGGCGGCCTACCTACCTAATGATATATCATTTAATTGGTGGCATAAACTAGGAGGATGGGATATTGATTATCCACCATATGATTGGTTTGTTGATGATACTAGGATGAGAGAAGAGATAAAAATTGGTAATGCCTTAGTAGTAGCGTTTTTTGCAGAAAGAGGTATAGAGCTTAAAGCCCATGTGGGGTATAAAGAGATGTTTAATGAAGAGTTACATCTTCCTTATGAATATAAAAAGGAACATAAAAACAAAGTACCGGGGCCACTAGTAGGAATATTTAATCCTCTTAAGGGTCATACTAATAATAATGTATATCTTAAAAACCTAATGAAATATGAGCCAGAGGTACTTAGATTATTTGATGTGTTGCAAGAGCCTAAATCTCAATAATAGTATCCTTAGTCATATTATCCATAATCTTTCGAGTCTTATCAGTGATAAATCCTGTGATTTGTAAAGTATATCTTGGTTCATAACTAAAGTTAGCCGTACCGTGGGGCATATTACACCAATCATAAACTATAGCTTCCCCGGCTCTATACTGGTCATAAGTATTATTACCCATTAACCAAGCGTGACCAGGCACCCAATCATTAAGCATTACTAATATACGACGTAGCTTTAATGGATCTTTATCACCGCCGCCGTCTTTCCAAACTCGCCTCCATTGTGGCCTGGCATATCGCATTTGTTGATCGATATGCATAGGGGTGACCTGACCTAGTAATTGTACATTGATTCTTAATTGATGAACTTCGATACCTAGTTCTTCGGCCATCTTAAAGAAAGGTTGATATTCAGGATCCTTTCTATCATTCCACACCGGTATGCCATCATTGGCAATAGTTTCTTTATCCTTAATATGTCTAAGTATAACCTGGTACATACAAGATACATCTTCTTTATTAGAAGCCCTTTTGACATCCATTAGTTCCCCATCATTTAATTCCTCATCTTGTTGGGATTGCCCTCGAGGTCTATAATTACCAATAGTATTTTCATGGCCTTCTTTTAAAGCTTTATCTAAACCTGAAGTCCAGTCACCTTTAAAAGTACACATAACATGAAAATCATCATCACTTTTAGGACCAAAGGGATCGAAATGATAAGTACTTCTTATCTTATTATGATCATATCTAGATGGTATATTATCCACAGTGAATACATTTTTATCTTCCTTGGAGTGTCTCTGCAATTGTTCATCTGAATATAACTCTTGGTCATAATTAGTATCATCAATATTTACTGATTCATCTTTGTCTGGTACCTTATCTGGAATTAAATCTGATATTAATTCACCTGTATCTCTGTTGTAACCATCGTTGTGTTTTAAGCTCATAATCTTATAAATAGTAATATCTAATAATTATTTATATAAGGAATATTATGAGCAATAAGAAACTATTTATTATAGGAATAGGTAAACATGCAATTAATCTAGTTAAAAGCGCAGCAATATCATCAAATATAATAAATAATGCTAGAGCTAATCCTAGAACTATTACTGTATCTGATACATGGAATAATGTAAAAAGTACTGTTGATTCAGTATATACTAATAATAATAATGGAACATTAGATGTGTTTTCAAGTAATTTTGATGGTAATCTTAATCAATATCTACCACAGCTATTAACGGAATACACAAATTCAACTTTTATTATTATCCATGATAAAGTTAAATGGGACAGTAGACTTGGTCAATTACCATGGTCAGGTTCAGATTTAACCCAAGTCAGTATTGATGCTGCTCAAGGGTTTGTTGATGATAATTCGCTTGATGTTAATGAATTTAATTCAAGAACTTTAAGCGGTTTTACTGATAGTGGTGTGCCTTTAACTAATGGCGATTTTCCAAATAGAAAAAGTTCATCAGTTAAATTTTTTACTATAACGAATGCATAAAATATTTCTATTATCCTTATCTTTGCTACTGGCCTCGTGTACATCTATTCCAGGTGTACCGGAATCTGTACAAGGTAAGAATCTAGTTAAGACCGGAGCGACAACTGCAGTTACCTATGCTGTTGCTGGACCTATCCCAGCCCTATTAAATCTTGGTACGTCAATTGCAGTTGATGAAGTAATGCCTGATGAAGGTCCTAAGATAGAAGATATTAAATCTAATAAACAATTGGTTGCTTACATCTGGTCTGAATTTAAAGACATGATCTTATATGGTGCAATTATATTCTTACTATTCACAACAGTTATTACCCCTTGGGCAGTACAGCGAAGAGCGAGAAGGAAACGTAAGTACGATCAATATAAGTACGAAGCAAAACTAGCAAGAGAACAAAATGAAAACATTCCAAGAAATTAGAAAGAGTGACTACGCCGGTAGGAAAGGATTCAAAAATAAAGACGTGGCATCTAAAGGTGGTAAAACCGCTGGTAGAAATAAACAAATGAAAGCGGCTTATGGTGCTCATGATGCAATGCTTGATGCCGCTTTAAAACAAGATAAGAATGCATTTGATAAAGCGGCTAAGAAAGCTGCTGCAATTAAAAGTAAAACTCTAGGATTTAAAGCAAAACCAGAAGAGATGTGGAGTGTTAAAAAAGCAAAAGCAATTGAGAATGGTACATATTATGGACTACCACTTAAACAAAGGAAATCATTATGATAGATATATTACTTAATTTTTGGCAATTTGGTTTAGTTGGAATATTACTATTATTATCTTGGTTATTAATACCTAATAATAAAGAATCTAATATTAAAATTAAATTCAAAGAGATGCCTACTATGAAGCCTATCTCTATTCCTACTAAAGGTAAAGGATTTTGGGGTGGAGTATGGACTTGGATTATGGTTACACGCACTTGGGAAATCACAAAGGATTGGAGATACGAACTTAATGGTGTTAAGTATGTAATTCCTAAAGGCATGGTATTTGATGGAGCATCTGTTCCTAAGTTCTTTAGATCATGGTTATCACCTATGGGTGTATTACTTATTGGAGGCTTAGTGCATGATTTTGGATACAAATATGGTGCATTACTTAAAGGTAATAAGAAATCAGCTGAAGTTCATAATCAAAAAGAATTAGATCAAATCTTTAGAGATATTAATATTGATGTTAATGGATTTAGAGTATTAAATTATGTAGCATATTATGCGTTAAAACTTGGTGGTTTTGTTGCATGGAATGGACATAGGAAAAACGGTAAAGACTGGAAAGAATCAGTTTAATGGAAGCATCTTTAATGCCGTTTATTAATGGCGCGTTGCAAATGGCTACGTGTGATTGGGCACCATATTTATATTGTTGTTAATTAATGAGTAAAAAGAAAATACCCAGTGCTAAGGCACTGATGAATAAGCAACACTTAGAGTTGCAAGAATGTGAACCTTTAACTGTTGCACAAAGTGATTTTTTTAATAATTATGATGAGGGTAAATCTCAGGTATTAAGTGGGAGTGCAGGAACCGGTAAAACCTTTATGTCTTTATATAAGGCATTTAGTGAAATACTGAATTCCAAGTTGAATTATAGAAGAATTGTTATTGTAAGATCTGCTGTTGCTACAAGAGATGTTGGACATCTCCCAGGTACGTTAGAAGAAAAACAAGCAATTTATGAAATACCTTATATTGGTATTTGTAATGAATTGTTTAATAGAGGTGATGCTTATGGCCTTATGAAGAAGAATGGAATCATTGACTTTTTACTTACTTCATATGTTAGAGGTATTACATTAGATGAAACAATAGTTATTGTAGATGAGTTTCAAAACTTAACTGCTCATGAAGCAGATTCTATATTAACTAGGTTAGGAAAGGGGTCAAAGATTATTTTTTGTGGTGATACATGTCAAACAGACTTCACAAAGAATAATGAAAAGGATGTTAAGTACTTTATAGAGATACTTAAAAATATGCCAGGTTGGTTTGATATTAATGAGTTTAGTACTGATGATATTGTTAGATCTGGTATTGTTAAGGATTATATAAGAACAAAAGAGAAGATGTTATAAAATGAAAATAGAATTAGAAAAAATTGTAGGTGGTGTTGTTTTACTGGCAGGTATTGTTTATGGTTATGGTGAACTAAATAATAAGGTTGATAACCTACAAGAGTACAATGACACGGAGATCCGTAAGTTGGCTGATGATAATATGAACGCCATTATCGAGTTAAAAACTAAGATGGACTTGTTAGTTACTCAAGATGAAATGCGTCAAATTAATATTAATAAGGCTGAGATTGAGAACTTGAAGAACAGACCTGTTAAGTTACCTAGAGACTTCAGAGAGAAGTTTAGAGAGATGGAAGAAGGTATTGACGAGCTGTTTCAAATAACAGATGAGTATCATGGTAGAAACGATTGATATAAATCAATTCTCATTACAAATTGGAGAGTTAATTACTCCATTTATAACAATGATGGCGGTTGTCATTATTGGTTTATTAATTAAAGATATTGCTAGTGATATAGCTAATGGCTTATCTTTTAAATATTTTGGGCATTTTAAAGAAGGCGATAAGGTTATGTTAGATGGCCATAAGGCGGTGATTGTTAAGATTGGTTTGACAACATCAGTATTTGGCTGTGATGATCCGGAGAGAGGCTATATTTGGAGATATATTCCAAACGATAGAATCGGAACTTTGAAGTTGGGTAAGATTATATCTAGTAGTAAAAAGATATAAATAACTATAACAGTTTAAAGGATAGGACAATATGCAAGAAAAGGTAGCCTCATTAGAGACTCAAATTGCTCTTATGCAAAATGATATTGATATTATAAAGAATAGACAACCTGAATTACCTAAATGGTTAAAGACTTCAGCTATTGCTATTCTAATTGCTATGTTTGGTCAAATCATGACAAGTGTATGGTGGGCTTCTTCTATTACTACTACGGTAGGACATATAAATAAAGAAGTTACATTAAATACTGAGTTTAGATTAGAATGGCCTCGGTTGCATCAAGAAGTAGTAGTGGGATTAACTGAAATCAAGACGCAATATAAAGCGGTTGATGAAAAGTTACAAGACATTAAATCAAAAATGAAATATGTCGGTAAAAACGGCAAGGAAAATTAATATGAAAACATTACAGCAAATTAGAGAAGCCTCTGGCGGTAAAGAAAAATATCAAAAGTTTGTTAATACAATGCTTAAGAAGTTTGGAGTTAAGTCACCGGCTGAACTCGAAGGTGATAAAAAGAAGAAATTCTATGATGCATTGGATGCTGGATGGGATGGAGATAATGAAGAACCTGAAAAAGGTGATGTAAAAGAAGATACTATTACAGAAGCTTCTATTGCTGGTGTTACTAAAGCGCTGGATAATCTAGCATCAAAGCCTGAATATAAGAAGATTGCTAATGCTTTAAAAGGTTTGGCAAATCCGGTTAACAAATCAGATAAAAAAGTTGCTACAGCTATCAATAAGCGTTTAAAGCAATTAGCAACTAAAGTGGATAAGAAAGCAGGTGCTAAACTATTAAAAATTGCAGACCTTGCATCTACTTATGAATCTGTTGAATTAGAAGAAGTTAAGAAAGGTGAAACATTTTCTAAGAAAGAAGCAGAAGTATATTTTAAGAAGCAATATGGTTCTAAATTCAATGCTAAGAAAATGGGTACTGAAACTGATGATAAAGGTAACAAGTATTGGATGGACAAAGGTCATTCTGGTGAGGCGGTTCCTATGAAGGAAGAAGTTGAACTTGATGAAATTAAAGAACCATTTGCGGTTATACATGTTGATACTAATGTAGTGGTTGCAACATCTTCTAGTGAAAAGGATGCTGAATATGCAGCTAAAAATCCATTAAACAAAAAGAATAAAGGTAAACTTAAAGTTGTTAAGACCCGTAAGAAACAAAATCATGGGTATGAATTTAAAGAAGCTAAACAAGTATCACTTTCAAAGAAAGGTGAATATAATTTAGTTGCTAATGGTAAGACTTCTTCTGGTATTATGTTATCATTACAATATAAAGGTAAACAAATTACTACTGGTACTAAGAAAGATGGTATGTTTATTATGGCATTTGATGCTAAGTTCGTTAAAGATAATAAATTAGACCACGGCGCGAAAATCATTAAGAAAGGCAAGTGGACTCACGTTGGGTTTAAAACAGCTGATGATGTAATTGCTTATGCTGTTCTTGGTGGTTTATCAGAGAGTACTATTTCTGAAAAAGTTGACATGAGAACTAAGGGTTTTAAAGAAGCAATTGCAAGATCTTTATTGTTAAAAACTAAACGTGAAGAAAAGAAGGCTAAACTTGAAGCTCAAAAACAAAAAGAAATGGAAGAAGAAATCGCCAATTCTACAGGTGTTAATATTGCAGGTGTTGATAAACCATTAGGTAAAGTTAATAAGCGTAAATCTTTTAAAGATTCTTTATAATATGAAATGGGTAAACCTAATACATTAGCATCTACTAAGATTGATAAAAGGGCTAGATTATATTACCATTTAAAGGATTTTTTTAAAAATCTACTGATTCACCATGATGGCTTTGCTACAGCTGTAGCAGCACAAAATCATATCACTAAAGGCATGAAGATGATGCATGCCGATGAATCAATTGATACTATTCAGGAAAATTTAAAGTCTGTATTCTATAAAATAGCATATGAGTTGGTTCCTGATAATGCATACATACTAAACTACCCTAAACACTACTTACCACTTACATCTGAAGGTGTTAAAATTATAATGCTTGAAGATTATGAAGGTAGTGGGGGATCATGGCATTTTCGTTATGGACTATTATTACTCAATTATAAATTTGCTCAACACTCTAACCCCCTATGGTTTGCGTCTGTGTTAACCCACGAAGTAGCACACATTAGAGATATAGACGCAAATGATACAGCAGTAGAAATTAAAAGTTTAGATGAATTTAACCCATCAAGATGGCTTAATGGAACACCTCAAGAATTAGTGGAAGTGCTTTCAGATTTTTCAATTGATGATGCCGACATGAGACTTGCCGCGGGTATGGATAAAATTGCTAAGTATCATGAGATTAAAATCATATTAGAAGTTATTGCTAGAATACAATCAGTAATAGCACTCACTAATAAGTATCATAAATTAGAGGATGTGTTTAATAATGGCGATTATTCTATATTAACCGAAGAGGGTATTGATAGATTTGAAAAGGCTTTTTGGCCTGCAATTAAGACACCAACCAAATCAGTTACAGTAGGTAGCATATGGGATTAATACCATTACCTAAGAAGATTGATAGAAAAGAAAGACTTCGAGTACATTTACAAAGATTCTTTAAAGACTTTAAAATAGAGCCTGAAGGTTATATTCAAAATTTTGATCATTTCTTTAGTGGATCAGAATCATTTAAATCTAAAGAAGAAGCTGAAGTTGATTTAAATAATAAGATTAATACTATTGTTGAATCTCTAAATGAAGACTCTTATATTATGATGTATCCACAATTCTATTTGCCAATAAGCGAAGATATGCCTCAAATTATATTATCAAAATCTATTGATGGACATAATGGTATGTATGTTCCTAGAGGTAATTGGTTAAATGTTAGTATGTATCCAGTTGGAGGAACCTTTCAATGGTTCGGGACAGTAATTCATGAATATGCTCATGTGGGAACAAGTGCTATTGATGAATTAGATAAGGCTAGCAATGTATTAACAGCAGCATTTGAAGAATATGTATGGAATGATTGGGATAAATTAGTTACTATACCAGAAGAACAGTTCGTTGAGGCTATTAATAATAATAAGTTATCTGAAGATTATATGACTGACATGAATAGAATGTTAATGAGACAACATTTTGATATTGATAGTTATACTCAAAAGATGGCTAAGATTGATGAGTTATTTGTTAGACTTAAAACTAATATAGCTGTGTCTAATCATTATCATAATTTAAATGATGTATATGATACACACCCATTTACAGATAAAATGGTATATTTGTTAAGTCAATTTTGTTGGCCCGATACCAAACCTATTGTTATGGAGACAAATAAATGATATTGTTTGCTATACCTAAACTTGCTAAACATAATAATACCTGTTTACTTTGTGTTGATAAGAAGCAACGTAAACAAAACCTTAAAGAGACTACGGCCGGTTGGGTTCATGAAGCTATTGAATTATCATATGATGATATATTAAGATTCAATAAGTCTGGAAATACTACTGAAGATAACTTTGACTTTAGTAATTATAAAGCAGGTGTTCTTTGGTGGGCAGATAATGTTGCTGGTATGGAATCAGATTGGCGTAAAGATGTAATGAATACTGATAAGAAAGGTAATACAGCATACGGATATACCCAAATAACTGCAGCTACTCTACCTACAATGGTTAATCTTTGGGTTAATGCAGTTGAAAGATACAATAGATCTGCAGGTAAAAGAAGATGGACTCCAATGAGTACTTTATCTAATTTCAATGATAAAAAGAAAGTACCTGATTGGATTAAAGATTTAAAAGGTGTTAAGGACCACGTTAAAGCAATTGATACTTTATCATATGACCAAGTGCTTGCTTTAACTATCATACACGCAAGGTCTAAAACAAAAGATGAAGATTGGATAGCATTACAAAATGGTAATGAAGCTTCATGCAAAACTTTATATAATTATGGGCATCATACTAAACCAGACGCTAATACCATTGCAAGATCAAAGCAATTCTTTATATGCCAAAAAACAAAGAAAGATACATCTTCATGGTTTGATGTTTTCAAATGATATAAATAAGACTATAGAATAGGAACAATTATGGCCATAGTAACAAATAGAGTAGAATTAGTAGATTATTGTATGCGATCTTTAGGAGCTCCAGTAATTGAAATCAATGTTGATGAAGATCAGGTTGATGATCGTATTGATGAAGCATTAGAATACTATCAAATGTTTCATGATGATGCTGTTATTCGTAATTACTTTAAACATCAGTTAACATCAACAGATATTAGCAATAGTTATATTACAATGCCTGATGGTATTACATCTGTTACTAAACTAATTAAACATGGTGCTGAAATGGGTGATTCATTATTTGACGTTAAGTATCATATGAGACTTCAAGATGTATTTGCAATTGGTGGTCTAGGCTCAAACATGCAATCATATGTTCAACGTATGGAAAACATGGAATTAATTGACGGAGCTTTAAATTCAACAGAGTTACTTAGATTTAATAGACATATGAATAGACTTCACATTGATGAAGGCTTTGATGGACTTGAGGTGGGTGATTATATTGTTGTTGAGGGATACCAAATTGTAGATCCACAAACATATACAGATGTATACAATGATATGTTCCTAAAGAGATATGCCACTGTACTTATTAAAAGACAATGGGGTTTAAATATGATGAAATTTGATGGCTTCCAACTGCCAGGTGGTATCACTATGAATGGTAGACAAATGTATGAAGATGCTATTGAAGAAATTACTAAATTGGAAGAAGAAATGCAACTGGCATGGCAAGCACCAGACAATTTCTTAATGGGCTAGCATGGCAACTTCTGTTTATTTCTCAGGTAAAGTAAAATCTGAACAAAACTTATATGAAGATTTAGTGATTGAATCATTAAAGATCTTTGGGCAAGATGTTGTATACATTCCAAGGGAACAGATATCCCACGATGATATATTAAACGAATCATTTGCAAGATTTAAAGATGGATATCCACTGGAGATGTGGATTGAAAATATTGATGGTTTCGAAGGTGATGGTTCCCTTATGTCTAAATTTGGTCTTGAAATTAGAGATCAAGCAACATTTGTTGTTGCCAAAAAGAGATGGAGACAAGCTGTTGGGACACATTTAACAGAGGCAGTAGGTAATGATACTTCATTTAAACCTGCCGAAGGTGATTTACTATATCTAACTATGTCTGATAGAATATTTGAAATTAGATACGTAGATAATAAAGATCCTTTTTACCAACTCCAAGATTTTGCAGTATATAAAATGCAATGTGAGTTATTTGAATACAATGACGAGGAATTTGATACTGGATATGATGCAATTGACAGAATAGAAACAATGAACGCAACTTCATATACTTATTCTATGAATGCTGGATCCGGAGACTATTCTATAGGAGAAACCGTTATTCAATGGACTGGTAATAATGAAGTAGATGGTACTCCAATTAATATCGAAGGTGAAGTTGCTGCTTGGGAAGACTTAGGTGCTGATACAGGTAACCTAACTATTGTATCCCATAAGGCAACTGATGGAACATTTAAGAAGTTCTATGAATCTGATGATACCCTTAAGGTGGTAACTGGCACAGAATCCGGTACAGTATATAATGTACAATCAACTACTGTTGCTAATAAGACTAATTATAATAGAGAAGTTTATAATGATAATGATATCTTCCAAACTGAAGCAGATGATATTATAGACTGGACTGAATCTAACCCATTTGGAGATCCCCATTAAAAATGTTTGAGAATCATTTCTATAACGAATCAACAAGACGTATGGTATCTGTGTTCGGATCTTTGTTTAATGATATAAAGGTTCGCAAGGTAGACTCTGCGGGTAATGTATTACAAGAAATTAAAGTACCTCTTGCTTATGGCCCTCGCCAGAAGTTCTTGGCTAGACTTAGGGAAAATACTAATGATCCAACTATGGCACTCAAGCTTCCGAGAATATCATTTGAAATATCTGATATGACCTATGATGGGAGTGCAAAACTAAATAGAAATAAGAAATTTGCTCATGTTGTTGCTGGTGATCCTAAAAATAGAAAATCACTTGGTGCACCTGCCGTATATAAAGTAGGCTTCGAACTTAATATATTATCGAAGACACAAGATGAAGCATTACAAATTATGGAGCAGATTCTACCTTTGTTCCAACCAGATTATACAGTGACTATTAAAGATATACCAGAAATGGATTTAACTTCTGACGTGCCTATTATTCTTACCGGGGTTGCAATGAATGATGAATATGAAGGTGATTTGGTAGAACGTAGAGCAGTTGTATATACATTATCTTTTGAAACGCGTATACGATACTATATGGGCATTCAGGAAAGAGGTATTATTGAGAAAACAGAAGTATACTATAAAGATACAGATTCAAGAGAAAATATAGAAGTACAAAAGGTTGATGGAACAACAACACCATATACGGAGACAATAGACTTTTTTAACGAACCGTAGGAATATATTATGAGTGATGATTTAGATAATGATTATGTAAAGATCAAAAGAAATCTCTTTGATCTAACCGACCAAGGTACTGAAGCTATTGAGTTAATGATGGAATTAGCTCGTGAATCAGAACACCCTAGGGCCTTTGAAGTACTCGGCCAGCTTATCAAACAAAATGCAGAGATTGGTGAAAAGATCTTAAAGATGCATAAGACTAAAAAGGAAGTTGAAAAAGTCGATGATAAACCAGCGCTAGAAGATAAAGGAGTTACTAATAATAATGTATTCATTGGGTCGACTGCTGACCTACAAAAAATGCTTCGTGATGAGATCGTGATTAATGCAACCAAAGAAGATTAGGCCATATAATAAGAATATAAAACTGGCTATATATGATGAGATGCAAAAACATTATGATATAATGTTAGATGAAAAACTCGATATGCATATACCTAGAATATGGTATGATAAACGAGTTATGTTCAAGGATATAGTATATTATATTGATATCTTATATGAAAACAATCCAGGTAAAGTTGCTGATATTGGTGCGGGTGCTAATATATGGGTTGATTGGTTCCCTAATATCATAGCATTTGAGCCGGATGCTAGAAATCATTATACAAATTTACCTGATTATACTACTAAATTTGATTATAATTTTGTAACACAACATATAAATAATTTCGATTGTGCTTTAGCTATTAATAGTTTACATTATACATCATTTGATAAAGTAAAAAATACTATTAAACTTGCGTTGAATATAGTAGAGGATAGATTTTTATTTACATTTAATCTTAGAATGTTATGTAAAAGATCTAATATAGAATATGATTATCAAATGGCTTTGTATAAACTATTAAATCTTCTACCTAAAGATAATATAGTTATGTTAGATTGGACTGATGATGAAGAAATAGGACCTATAAACGGTCACGTGAGAATAATTTATGAAACTGGATAATAGTTACTTAGGTAACCCAAATGTTAGGGGAAGTGATGAACCTGATAATTGGACTAAAGAAAATATAATAGAATATAAAAAGTGTATGGAAGATCCTGTATACTTTGCAGAGAACTATTGTAAGGTTATTCACGTTGACCATGGCTTAGTACCATTTGAATTATATGACTATCAACGTGAGATGTTTAAAACATTCAATGAAAATCGTTTCGTCGTTGTACTTGCATGTAGACAATCAGGTAAATCTATATCAACCGTGGCATATCTATTATGGTATATACTATTCCAAGGTGAACAAGTTGTCGGTATCCTCGCTAATAAAGGTGATACTGCAAGAGAAATGCTATCTCGTATTACTCTCATGTTGGAAAACATACCATTTTTTCTCCAGCCAGGTTGTAAAGCATTAAATAAAGGTTCAATTGAATTCTGTAATAACTCTAAGATTGTAGCAAGGGCTACTTCATCAAGCTCTATTCGTGGTATGTCTATGAACCTGGTATATCTAGATGAGTTTGCTTTTGTAGAAAGAGATGAGGAGTTTTATACTTCAACATATCCGGTTATCTCCTCTGGTAAATCAACAAAGATTATTATTACATCTACACGTAACGGTGTTAACAATAGATTTAATAAGATATATGAAGGCGCAGTTCAAGGTACTAATGAATTTAAACCATTTAGAGTAGACTGGTGGGACGTACCTGGAAGAGATGAGGAATGGAAACGTATGACCATTGCTAATACTTCTCTTATGCAATTCAAACAAGAATTTGGTAATGAAGTTATTGGTGCGGGTGATACACTTATTACGCCTGAAGTGCTTATTGGTTTGACAGCAGTGGATCCTATTGCTATAAATCATGGTGGTAACTTAAAGATGTATTCAGACCCAGAAGAAGGCCATAATTATATTATGACGGTTGATGTATCACACGGTAGAGGTCAAGACTATTCTACATTTACTGTTATTGATGTAACATCAAAGCCATTTAAGCAGACATGTACTTATAGAGATAATATGGTATCACCTTTGTTATATCCAGATATTATATACAAATATGCTAAACATTACAATGATGCTTATGTTGTTGTTGAAAACAATGATGCTGGTCAGGTAGTATGTAATGGACTATATTATGAATTAGAATATGAAAATGTATATGTAGAATCAATGGTTAAATCAGCAGGTGTTGGTGTTCGTATGACAACAAAGACTAAACGAATAGGTTGTTCAAACATTAAAGATATTATTGAACAAGGCGAATTAAGTATTATTGATGCTGAAACAATTATAGAATGTTCTTCATTTGTTGCTAAAGGTAAGTCATATGAAGCAGAGCATAATGGGCACGATGACCTAATGATGAACCTTGTTATGTTTGGTTGGTTTACATCAACCGGGTTCTTCCAAGAAGCAACAGATATTAATATGAAAAATTTATTATATAAAGAAAAGGTTAGGCAAATTGAAGATGATATGATACCAGCTGGTATATTCCATAATGAAAGCATAGAAGATAGTCCTATGGGGCCTGGCTGGGAAATTTGGAAAGGGTAGGTATTATAAATAACTATATTGAATAAATTCGTATTATGAAATTTTTAACATATTAATCTTTGATAGGAGAATTAAATGGCATTTCTAGTCTCACCTGGTATACAGGTAAAAGAAATCGATTTAACTAATGTTATTCCTGCTACCTCGGCTTCAATTGGTGCTCTTGCTGGTTCATTTCAGTGGGGCCCAGCAATGGAAATTATTACAGTAGGTAGTGAACAACAATTAGTTGAAACGTTTGGGCAACCAAACTCAGACACTTTTAGAAGTGTATTGAGTGCAGCTCAATTTTTAAGTTACGGTAACACATTACGTGTTGTTCGTGGTGTAGGTTCATCAGCATTAAATGCTACAGTATCTGGTACAGGTATTCTGGTTAAGAATGATGATGATTTTGATAATCAGACATTCACTGCTGGCGATTGGGCTTTAGGTAAATACACTGGAACAATTGGTAATTCAGTTTCAATTTCAGTTTGTTCTAGTGCTGCAAACTTTGCTACTTGGGCATTTGCGGATAACTTTAATTCAGCTCCAGGCACATCTGATGGTGCAATTGCAGTTGGTGGCTCAAATGATGAAATGCATGTAGTTATATATGACAATGATGGTAAAATTACAGGTATTGAAAATTCAGTACTTGAATCATATGAATTTGTTTCACAAGCTAGAAATTCATTTTCAGCTGATGGTACTACTAATTACTGGGCTAATGTAATTAATAACAAATCTGATTGGATAAGAATTGGTAATGCACCTTCTGCTTTATCTGATTCAGGTGAGACACTTGCCGGTACTTCATTTACAACAACTGCTAATATTGATGCACCATTAAGTGGTGGTATAAATGATAATGATTTAACTGTAGGAGAAACTCAGTTAGCATTTGATATGTTTGCTGATGCTGAAACCGTTGAAGTTTCTTTAATTATTAATCCAAATCCTATGACTGGTGCTGATGCAACAACAATTGCTAATCATGTTATAGCATTAGCGGATGCAAGAAAAGATTGTGTTGCTTTCGTATCACCTCCTATCTCTGCTACTGTTGGTAGTTCAGATCCTGTAGGTGATATTACTACTTGGAGATCTTCTCTTACTTCATCTTCATATGCCTTCGCTGATTCAGGCGCTTTATATGTTTATGATAAATATAAAGACCAATATCGTTGGATTCCTGCTTCAGGTTCTATGGCTGGCCTTGCTGCTAATGCAGATATGGTTGCAGATGCTTGGTTCTCACCGGCTGGTATGACAAGAGGTAATGTACGTAATGTTACTAAACTTGCATTCAATCCTACACAGGCTAACAGAGATGACTTATATAAGCAAGGTATTAACCCTATCGTTGCTTTCCCTGGTCAAGGTACAATGTTATGGGGTGATAAAACTCTACAAACTAAAGCTTCTGCTTTTGACAGAATCAACGTTCGTAGATTGTTTATCACTTTAGAGAAAGCAATTTCAAAAGCTTCACGAGCTCAATTATTTGAATTCAATGATGAATTTACAAGAGCTCAGTTTAGAAATATGACAGAACCTTTCTTACGTGACATCAAAGGCAGACGTGGTGTAACAGACTTCATGGTTGTATGTGATGAAACAAATAATACTGGTGATATTATTGATACCAATAGATTTGTTGCAGATATTTACATTAAGCCTGCTCGTTCAATTAACTTTATTACATTAAACTTCATCGCTACAAGAACTGGTGTTGAATTTAGTGAAATTGCTGGAGGTAAATAATCATGGCTATTTTAGGAGTTGATGACTTTAAAGCAAAACTAACTGGTGGTGGTGCTAGACCTAATCTATTCAAGGCAACCTTAGGTTTCCCTGGGTATGTTACTGCTGATGTAGAACTTGCATCATTCATGGTAAAGGCTGCTTCATTACCTGGTTCAACAATTAACCCAATTGCTGTACCATTTAGAGGTAGACAATTACAAATTGCTGGTGATAGAACATTTGAAACATGGTCTATTTCAGTGATTAATGATACTGGTTTTGATATTAGAAATTCATTTGAAGAATGGATGAATGGTATTAACCAACATAATGCTAATACTGGTTTAACTAACCCTAATGATTATATGTCAGATATGATTGTTTCTCAGTTAGACAAAGATGGTACAGAGTTAAAAACATATAATATTAGAGGTTGCTTCCCTACTAACCTAGGCGCAATTGAATTATCATATGAAAACGAAAGTACTATTGAAGAATTCACTGTTGAGCTACAAGTTCAATATTGGGAATCAGATACAACTAGTTAAGTAAAGATGGCCCGCTTCGGTGGGCACTCTTTTATAAGGGTTATAAATAAATATAATCTTTATAAAAGAATAATAACAAATATAATATGGCAGAACAAAACGACAAAAGCTTATTTGGATTTTCATTTAAAAGAAAGAAAACTGATATAGCAAAGAAAGCAGTATCATTTACTGCTCAGGATCATGATGGTTCATATGAGATATCACCTTCAGGTGGATACTTCGGCCAGTACCTTGATATTAATGGTGATTCATTCCAAAATGATAAAGAATTAATCATGAAATATCGTGCAATCTCTAGTTTCCCAGAGGTTGACCAGGCGATTGAAGATATTGTTAATGAAGCTATTTCAGAAGAAGATGGTGTTATTACTAAACTTAATTTAGATAATCTAGATCAACCTGATAAGGTAAAGAAACTTATCATGGACGAATATGATAAGATTGTTCTATTACTCGACTTTAAAAATAATGGTTGGGATATGTTTAGACGTTGGTATATTGATGGTAGATTATTCTTCCATGTTATACTTAATTCTTCACGTACAGAAAAAGGTATTCTTGAATTAAGACAGATTGACCCTACTAAAATTAGAAAGGTTAAGGAAGTTGATAAGGTTAAAGATCCTAAAACAGGTGCAGAACTAGTTAAAGTTCTTGATGAGTACTATATCTACCAAGATGATAACATGAATTCTGTTGGTGAAGGTCTTAAAATCACAACTGATGCTATTATCCAAGTTAACTCTGGTATGTTAAATGACACAAGGGATAAGGTTGTAGGGTACTTAAATAAAGCCCTTAAACCTCTTAATCAATTATCAATGATGGAAGATTCATTGGTTATTTACCGTATCTCTCGTGCCCCAGAAAGACGCATATTCTATATTGATGTTGGTAACTTACCTCGAGGTAAGGCAGAAGAATATCTTAATAATACAATGAATAAGTATCGTAATAAGATTGTATATGATCCAACAACAGGTGCTATTAAAGACCAAAAGGATCATAAATCAATTATGGAGGACTTTTGGCTACCTCGTAGAGAAGGCGGTAGAGGCACAGAAATTGATACATTACCAGGTGGTAATAATTTAGGTGAAATTGAAGATATCATTTATTTCCAAAACAAACTGTACAAATCATTAAATGTACCTACATCAAGACTTATTGATGATGACACATTTAACATTGGACGATCTTCTGAAATTACACGTGATGAACTTAAATTCCAGAAATTTATTGATAGAATTAGAAATAGATTCTCACACCTATTCTTTGAAATACTTAAACGACAATTGATTCTTAAAAAGATTATTACTCCATCTGAGTGGAAATACTTATTGGATGATATGAACATTGAGTGGAGTAGAGATAACTATTATGCTGAACTTAAGGATGCAGAAATTCTTAAGGAAAGATTAGAAACACTTCAAATGATGGATGAATATATTGGCACATTCTGGTCTAAAGACTGGGTTCGTAGAAATATTCTTAATCTTACTGATGATGATATTAAAACAATCGAAAAAGATAATAAGAAAGATCCAGTTACAGATAAGGACTTTAATCCTGATCTTATGAGAAGTACACTTTAGAATAACATTTTTTTATAAATAACATTATGAATACAATAATAGATTTAATTGATAATATTAAAGCAGGTGATGCACAGGTTAGTAATAACACTTTCAATAGTCTTATGGCTGATAAAATGAACTCTGCTTTGGATGACAGAAAACAAGAGATTGCTTCTTCAATGTATGGAGTGCAAGAAACTACTCCAGTAGAGGAACCAGTCAATGCAGACATTTAAAGAATCATTTAACTTATTAATTGAAAAAAAGCTTGCTTTACCTAAAGGTGAAACAGTTGAAAAAGAACTTACTAAGTTAGGTAAAAAGAAAAAGATAACTGCCATCATCACAAATAAGTTTAACTTATATATTGATGGTGATAGATTAGATAAATTTAAATCGGTTAAGGAAGCTGAAAAGGCCTTAAAAGAATTTATAAAGGTAATGGATTTATGAGAACATTAGAAACAATTAGAGAAGGTCGTCGAAATGAAGGTCTAGAAGAAAATGCTAATGTAGATTACAAAGCATCTTCAGAGAAATCAAAGTTTGGCGGTTATCGTGCTAAGCTTATTAATCCAGAAGGTAAAGTATCTTACCTAGGTGATACTGTATATAAAACAGCTAAAGCTGCTGAAGGTGAAGCTGCTGCTTACCGCGATGGTTATTTTGATGGACATGGTAGAACTAGTGATCGTCAAGCTAATCGCTCTGTTCATACATATAAACAGAAAAATAAAAAAGATTTGTACAAGAAAGAATCTGTTAACGAAGGCAAAAAAGAACTTAGCATCTTAGTAAAGTTAGAGAAGATGAATAAAGCTCTTATGAAAGAAGTTGATAACCTTAGTAAAGGTGATGATGCTGCTGATCTTCATGACCAAATCATAGAAATGGATAAAGCCACTATGAAAATGAGAGATGTTATTCGTAAAGCAATGAAGGTAAATCCAAAATGAATATTGTAGAAGCTTATAAAGAAATGAATGCAGTGAAATTAGACGAGAAGAAATTCGATGCTAAGAAGGCTGAGCAAACATTGAGAGATATACTAAAAGTGTATGCTCAAGTTAAGTTTGTTGGAATGGATAAAAACATATATAAACGTTGGGATGGTATGTGGTATACAACATATACTACTTGGTTTTCATCTAGCGATATGGAAAAGATGGGTTTACCAACAACATTGAGGATTGGAAGATAATGAAACTAATAGCAGAATATACAACTGAAGGTCTAGGTTACTCTATTACGGAGAACAAGAAGACTGGTAAAAAGGATGTTTACATCGAAGGAATTTTTATGCAGGCGGAAGGCACAAATAGAAATGGCCGTGTTTATACACGCGAAGTTCTTACGTCAGCAGTAGATAGATATAACAATGAACAAGTAATGACTGGTAGGGCCGTAGGTGAATTAAATCACCCTGAAGGTCCATCAATTAACTTAGATAAAGTTAGTCATAGAATTACTGAACTTAAATGGGACGGTAATAATGTGATTGGTAAAGCACTTATTTTAGATACTCCTATGGGTCAAATCGTAAAAGGTTTGGTTGAAGGCGGTGTTCAACTTGGTGTTTCAAGTCGTGGTATGGGAAGTTTGGAAAGTAAAAATGGCGTGAGCTATGTTAAAGATGATTTTCATCTTAGCACAGTTGATATTGTACAAGATCCATCGGCACCTAATGCATTTGTTAATGGCATTATGGAAGGTGTTAATTTTGAATTGGACAATGAAGGTCATATACACCAAACAATTGAAAAAGGTGAGACAGAAATGATACAACCGGAAGAGATAAAAGAAGAGGTGGATAACACTTCTGCTAATCTTGAAGGTTTTGAACATTTCCTCTCGAAACTATAACTCTACAGGAGTAAATAATATGTCAGAAGAAATTAAAAATGACGTGATTGCTGAGGATGTTATTGTTGAGGAAACTAATGATGTGGTAGTTGAAGAAACTACTGCGGCACCTTTAACAGCATCTAGAACAATCTCTGCAATCAATGCATCTTTACAAGAAATGAATAAAGATGAATTGGATGCTATCTTCGAAGCAGCGGAAAAATCAAAGAAAGAGAAATTTAACTTTGATAAAGACGGTGACAAAGATGAGGATGAGGACGAAGAAGGTGAAGTTAAAGAAGATCAAAAGGAACCTAAAGGTGGAAAACTTTCTAAAAAGAAAGTAAAAGCTGATGACGGTTCTGAAGGTGATGTAGTTGAAGATGAAAAAGACTTTAAAGAAGATATTGATGCACTTGCTAAAGGTGAAGATTCTCTTTCTGAAGGTTTTAAAGCTAAAGCTGCAACAATCTTTGAGGCTGCATTACAAACAAAAGTTGCAACAGAAACTGTTAAATTGGAAGAGCGTTACGCATCTGATTTATCTGAAGAAGTTACAGCAATTAAAGAAGATTTAGTTGATAAAGTAGATGGTTACCTTAACTATGTAGTTGAGAACTGGATGAAGGAAAATGAACTTGCCGTTGAGCATGGTCTTAAATCTGAAATCACAGAATCATTTATTACTTCACTAGGTGATGTATTTAAAGAGCATAACATTAATGTACCTGCAGATAAAGGTGATTTAATTGACCAATTATCTGAAGAGAACAAAGATGCTAAAGCACAATTAAATACTGCTACTGAAGCAAATATGGAATTATCTGAAAAGGTTAAAGCCTTTGAACGTAAGGATATTATTGCTGAAGCATGTGAAGGTTTAGTGGCTACTGAAGCTGCAAAGTTAACTGAATTATCGGAAGCTGTTGAAGCATCTGATAACGAAGAATTTGCATCTAAAGTTGCAACAATTAAAGAGTCTTACCTTAACAAAGACGACACTGAAGTAGCATCAAATGATATTGATGCAATTACAGAAGATACACAAGAAAAAGAAGCACCGGTGCTATCAGCTAATATGGCTGCGTACATGGATGCATTTAAAACACTATAATTCTAGGAGAATAGAAAATGGAATTAAATACACAACAATTACAGGAAAAGTGGAATCCTGTACTAGAAGCTGAAGGTTCAATCCAAGACGCTCATAAGAAAGCAGTTACTGCAGTTGTTCTTGAAAACCAAGAAAAAGCTTCAGTTGCTGATAAAGCACAATTAGGTATGCTAAACGAAACTGCTGCTAACGCAACAGGTGCATCTATTGATAACTGGGATCCAATCCTAATTTCACTAGTTCGTAGAGCTACACCTAATTTACTTGCATTTGATATTGCTGGTGTTCAACCAATGACTGGTCCTACTGGCCTAATCTTTGCAATGAAGTCTCGTTACGGTTCACAAACTGGTACTGAGTCTCATTTCAATGAAGCTGATACAGACTTCTCAGGTGATCAAGCTGCAGGTTCTGCACATGCAGGTGGCGGCGATCCTTTCCATGCTGACTACTCTTACGGTGTTGGTATGTCAACTGCTGATGCTGAAGCATTAGGTAATACTGGTAACGCATGGAACGAAATGGCTTTCTCTATCGAGAAGACATCAGTTACTGCTAAGTCACGTGCACTTAAAGCTCAATACACTACTGAATTAGCTCAAGACCTTAAAGCTGTACATGGTCTTAATGCTGAGTCTGAATTAGCGAACATCCTTTCAACTGAAATCTTGGCTGAAATGAATCGTGAAATCATTCGTCAAATCAACGTTGATGCTGTTCTTGGTTCTGCAGGTACTGCTGTTGCAGGTACATTTGATCTTGCTACTGACGCAGATGGCAGATGGGCTGTTGAAAAGTACAAAGGCCTTGTTACTGCAATTGAAAAAGAAGCTAATGACATTGCGATTGCTACTAGACGTGGTAAAGGTAACTTCTGTGTTACTTCTGGTAACGTAGCTGCTGCACTTAATGCTGCTGGCGTACTTGATACTGGTTTAGGTATTACTGGTAAATCTTCAATTGATAACGTTGATACAACTGGTAACTTGTTTGCTGGTACATTAAACGGTAAGATTAAAGTTTACGTTGACCCATATGCAACAGTTGATTATGTAACAGTTGGTTATAAAGGTACTAACCCTTATGACGCTGGTATGTTCTACTGCCCATACGTTCCTTTATCAATGATGAAGACAATTGGTGAGAACGACTTCCAACCACGTATCGGTTTCAAAACTAGATACGGCATGGTAAACAATCCGTTTACTACTGTTGGTGCTCGTAACAACGTATATTACAGAATCTTTAAGGTTACTGGCGTATAATTAGTTAATCACTAGTTAAAAGAACCCCCTTAATTGGGGGTTTTTTAGCGTAAAATTTATTATAAATATAATCATGCCAAGTTCAAATTATTTAAACCCTACCTCATTTGTATTACAACTAGACACAGTTGTATATCCCACAGCAGAATTCACCGTACAAACAATGGTCTTACCTGATGTGGGTGTTACTGGAGCTCCATTAGCAACACCATCAAGAAACATTGCTATTGCATCTGATAAAATTGAATATGGTCCATTCGAATGTTCTTTTCTGGTTGATGAAGATCTAATTAATTATAAAGAAATATATGATTGGTTATATAACCAGGTTGATACAAACAATAGTGCTGATAATGTAAGAGATATAACTCTTAATATTATGTCAAGTGCTAATAATATAACTAAACAGATTAGATTCATTGATGCATATCCAACTGTTCTATCCTCTTTGCCCTTTGATATTACTACCACGGATGTAGAATATCTTACCGCCGTTGTATCATTTAACTATTCTTATTTCGAGATAGTTTAATGTCTTGTCATTCTAAGTGGTGCACTTGGATATCAGCTATATCTCAATTAGCAGTTGCTTCTGTTATTGTATATGCAGGATTAATTGTTAATACCCACATGGAATCATGGACAAAATCATTTGAGCAAGGTTCTGAGGACTTACATTCAATTAGACAAAATATGAATGCTATGACTTATTCAATGGAATCTATTAATAAAGACATGGATAAGATGAATCAATCCACAGTTAAAATGGAAAAACACATGGTTAATTTAAACAATAACATTGTGACTATATCTCAACAAATGGATTATATGAATTACAGTGTTGGTGGAATACAAAAGAAATTTAGTCCTCAAGGAATGATGAAGAGTTTTATGCCTTTTTAAACGTATATAAATAAGTTATATATTATGAGGTTATATTATGAATGTAGAAGAAATAC